TTATCGAATCCGACTTCTTTATTAACCTAGATCTTTATAAAAAAGAAATAGAATCTGAAGATGGTATAATATGGGTTAATAAAGAAGTCGGATTCGATAAGAGCAAAGTTATTATACCTCAGTACACTTTACCTATATAATAAAAAAGCCCTCCTAAAAGGAAGGCTTCTTCGTTTATAGTTGATTGTTTATTTTGCTTCTAATACTTCAACTTTAGCAGATAAATCCTGGATAGCTTTAACTAAGATTGGAATAAGTTTTCCGTAAGAAGCTTCTAATTTCTCAGGGTTCTCTTCGTAAACTAATTTCAATGTTTCAGCTAACTCAGCATCCTCTTGAGATTTCTTCAAATCTTGAGCAATAAATCCAAAATCTTTAACATCATGCTTTCCTTCTTCATTACGATCATCCCATACAAATTCTACAGGTTTAAGACCTTTTACAAATTCTAACCCAGCTCCTAATTCTTTAACATCTTTTTTATCTCTAGCATCAGATAAAGATGTAATACTTGTAACAGCACAACGTAATATCGTGTTTAAAGAATTACCTAATGTGATAGAATTACTAGATGTTGCAGTTGCCGCATCTGAATAGTTACCTAAACAAACATTATTATTACCTGTTGTAGTGTTAAATCCAGCATTCCACCCTATATAAGTGTTGTATTGTGATCCAGACATATTAAAGCCTGCCATTGTTCCTACACATGTATTTTGATTTCCTGGAGGATTAGCAAAGTCTCCATAACCAGCTTGATAACCTACAAATATGTTTTCGCTTCCGCTGTCTAATGTTTGACCAGATTGAGGCCCTATTCCTATATTCCAAGTACCAGTAGTTAATCCACCTAAAGCACCTACTCCAAAAGCTGAATTAGCATTACCAGTAGTAACTAAGCCCATTGAACCATCTCCAACTGCGGTATTATAATATCCAGTATTAGAAGTCATTACATCATTTCCTATTGCTATACTATAGCCTCCAGGAACAACTGGACCTCCAGAAGAATCTCCTGTTATTTTAACTCCACTTACTGTTACATCGCTTCCAGATTGAGGAGCTACTATATCTACATTGATTGTACTCATTTTATTTTATTTTTTAAATTTATACTACTGTTAAAGTTGTTCCTACAGGAACTGTGATACTAGCACCTACACATATAGATAAAGGTCCAGTATATTCAAGGTTAGCGTTCTCAGGAAGTAAGATATTCTCAGCTATACATCCAACAACTCTAAAGCCATTAGCCCATATACTTGTTCCTACTACTTCTCCTGTTCCACCTTCATTAACAGCTGCTATGATATTAGCAATATCTGTTACCATTAATTGTTCGTTTCTCTCAAGTACAGATCCACCTCGTCTATAAGTTGATAATTGTTGTATTGGCATTTTATTTATTTTTTAATTCTTTAACTTCTGCTGATAACTCTTGAATAGCTTTAACAAGAATAGGAATTAGTTTACCATAGCTAGCTTCTAATTTCTCAGGATTCTCATCGTAAACAAGTTTAAGAACCTCTGCTTTCTCAGCGTCTTCTTGAGCTTTCTTTAAATCTTGTGCTATAAATCCAAAATCAGCTATATCATGTCTACCTTTCTCATCTCTATCGTTCCATGTAAATTCAACTGGTCTAAGAGCTTCTACAAATTCTAATCCTGTACTTAAATCCTTGATGTCTTTTTTGTCTCTCTCGTCTGATAAAGACGTGATTGATGTTACAGCAGCACGAATAACAGATACACTAGAGTTTCCTAATGTAATTGAATTATTAGAAGTAGCTGTCGCAGCGGTAGCTCCTAATCCAATAACGATATTATCGCCCCCAGTAGTAAGATTAGAACCAGCTAACGAACCTATTAAAGTATTAGATTGACCTGTTGTTAATAAAGACCCAGCATTAGATCCAATAATAGTATTATTGCTTGAGTAACCAGTTATATTTGTTCCTGCTTTATAGCCAATAAAAACATTATCATTACTTGTATTTCCAATATTTCTAGCTATTTCAGTTCCTATTAATATTGATTGACCGCAACCATTATTTGCGCTTAAATCTGCAATAAGACTACCAATCGCAACCGTTTGTGGATTGCTTCCAGGAGCAGCAGGGAAAATACTTGTCCCAATATGAACAGCATCTGCATTTATTCCATAACCTGGGCTAATTGCTTTTTGATTATCTCCAATAGATAAAGATCTCATACCTATACCTATTCCATATATTTTAGCTCCATTTACAAGAACTGGAGTGTTATCTCCTGGTGTTCCACTTTGATTCTCTATAATATCTACATTTAATTGACTTGGCATTTTATTTAATTTAAAATTTCTACAAATATACGATAAATTCTAATCGAGTATTTTTAATATCTTTCCTGTTGACTTATCAACTCTTGCCTTCTTCATTCTGTAATTCGTTTCTTTCGATTGGACGAATCTTATCTCAACATTAGTTATTCCACCATCAGTTTTAACATTCTCTGGTTCATATCTTGCGTGAGCAATACTATTTATGTAAGCAAATGTTATAGCGAATATAGCATCATCATAATCGTATCGTGGATCGGCTGCCTGATACCTCGTTTGTCTATGACTAGTCTGACTCTTTAAATCTTTCTCTACAAAAGTCTTTAACTGTTCCCATAGCCAAGGAATATCAATGTTATTAGCGTATGCCTCAAGCATCTCCTCCAGCTTAGCCATTATTCTAGGTGCTGTATTAGCCTTATTGGATATACCAAACCATTTCCCTCCATGCGTATGGAAGTATTCTGGCAGCTGTGCGTTAGCCGTAAACTTAGTCTTAAATCCATGTATCTCCTGAAAGTCAACATGCATATCCCCAATGTTATTCTCCACTAACTCCTTAACACCGCCTCTACCTATCTGATCGTAGTATAAACTCTGCAACAGAACCTGTAGATATGTTTGCTTAAACTTCCTATCTCTGTGGAAGACTACAGATGATACAGAATTAGTCAATGAATCCCATATAGCACTACACATCATGGAGTGTCCTGTCTCAGAGTTGATGGGGTCAGTCCCTTGATACCACCTATTCTTCCATTTCTCCCCTAAAGGAGGGTGATGTATGATTACAGCAGAGGTAGATACGTCCTCCCTAGACCCTGTAGACACCCATTTAGCCCCTATGATCCTAAATTCAGTCAATAAATCAGGTGTAGGTCTACTTAAATCTAGTATAGGCTCAAAATAACCGTAGTCTAGTGGCTTATCCATGCCGTATATGTCATTTAATCGCTGATTACAGGTATGAATAGGCACTAAAGTACGTGATTTACGTAAGAACATGTCATCAATAGTAATAGGATAATGCTGATGGAACTGAACCTTAGCTACATCGCCTTTCTTTGTCCCTTCAAGTGCTAAATAAGCCTTTCTCTCATTATTAATGTGAGCATCATTAACACCTCGCCTTGCGTAAGCATTAAAGAATAGAGGTATAATACCATAATCGTAGTTTTTTTCTTTCCATTGTTTTAGACACATCTTGAACTCAGACTCAAATACAGAGCCTCCCTTATCCATCTCTCCACCTGTACCCCATGCTAAGAACTGTTGCTGCATAGTCATCTTACCAGTATCAGGATTGTACTTAAATAAGGCAGGTCTACCTTCACGCATCATCTCACCGAATATCTCGAATAAACCAATCTCATCAATGAATACCGCTGATGGAGATCCACCATTGATAGCATCTACAGCTGGAGTATCTACCTGGAAGCGTGATGCACCCCCATCCTCTCTACCTTTCTTGTCTCCTTTCTTGTCAAATGACATTACTTGGTCCGTCCAGTTCTTTACCTCCTGAGCGATAACATCAGGTAGCTTAGTGTATGTCCATTTCACCTTATCCCTAAAGATCTCCACACCTTTATCTTTGGAGTGCGTAACAAACTTAATGAAATAGGATTTATTGAAGTTTACTCGCTTCATTCCTGCTAGACACATCGTAGTAGTAAAACCAATCTGTCGTGCCTTACCAATCATTAATGAATACCCACAGTCGAATAGGAATAGAAGTACCTTCTGAGCATCCCAGGCTTTATATGGAAGCATACCGTTCTCAGACCTATCCTCCTTGATATATCCATACTTATTACAGAAGTATAAGGTGTTATCCTTACATCGTTGTATCTCCCTTAGTAGCCATTCTACTTGTTCATCTTCTGTATCGAAGTCAATTATATCTGAATGGTCTTGATGCCATAGCTCTGCTTGTTTACAGTAAACCTCAAATGGTTCATGGTAAATCTTATTCTGCCATCCGCTATTGATTGAATTTATCCAATCTACAAATGATTTTGGGTACTCAAATTCTGCGTGTGAAGGTTTCCATTCATCTGTGCGAATATCGAGCATCTCTTTATTTCTTTTACTCATGTCACAAATTTAGCAAATATTAGTGACAAAAAAAAGCCACCTATTATAGTGGCTCTTAATGTAAATACTATTTTACTTAGTACCCTTTATCGCTTGTATATGCTTCAGACTGCTTAGCAGCTATATCACTAGAAGTATAGTAGCCTGTATCAGACTTCTTTCTATTCTTCTTCATCTCCTTATACTTAGCGTAAGCCTTTTTTATTAGAATAGGATCTACGCCTGAAGTTTTGTTAAGCATTAGATAGTTCTTTTGTTTTTAGGTTGAAATGCACTTTTCATTTTTTGTATTCCTGATACTAACCCTGATTTCATTTCACTTTTTTGTTCTTCTTTTCTTTTTGGACTATATCCTTTTTCAGAACTGTAAGTCGTAGAACCAAATTTAGCTTGTTCTTTATTTTTTTTATCTACAGCATCTTGAATAAAAGCAGGTTTAGTTGTTTTAGTAGATGCAGGAACATTGGTATTAAGGCCTGGTCTAGCTGATTTTACTTTATTCTCATTTATAATATCAAATGCTTTTCTAGTAGCATTCATATTTTCTTGACGCTTAGACTCCATTCCTTGCTTAACAGTCATTCCTTTTACTTTTCTAGTAGCATACCCATCATCAGATGGTTTAGTTCCTTTCGCTTTGTTTAAAGCATTACCTATTAGTTTTTTTAAATCAGCCATTATTTTTTCTTTTTAAATTTAGACATAAACTTTTCTTTCTTCTCTTCTTTCTTAGATTCACCTTTCTCGTGTTTCATCTTATCTTTTTTAGAAGAGTATTTTTCTTCAGCTTCAGATCCCATGTATTCTGACATCATAGCTTTTTTCAGTGCATTTCTTTTCATTAGTCGCAGTATTTTTTATCTTTAGTATTCTTGTACATCAACTTAAATGTTTGTTTTGATGTAGCAGCCTCATCCTTTAATGTAGGAGCAGCAACAGGTCTCCCCTCTACTCTTCCTTTGTCTGTGTAGCTTCCATTCTTATCAGGATTAGAAGCCCAATATTTATCTGTCTTCATAGGTTATTTATTTTTTTTAGCTTTAGCTACTTCTTTTTCGTAAGCAGATCTTTGAGGGTTGTTCATATTACTATACCCAGAATGATCTCCTCTTGATGTTGATAAAGGTTTAGGTACTCCTCTAACAGTATATTGACTGTTATCTTTATAGTCTTGACCATAAGTCAATTCATAAGCCTTATTTAAAAGAGGTTTATTTTCAGTCAATTTTCTAGCTTGAGACTGATTAGTTGCACTTGTATCAGCTGCTGTTGCTCCTCTAGTTTTCATATAAGATTGAAAAGGAGTATTAGGTGGATCTTTTTTAATTGTTTTAGCCTTGTTTATTGCTGCGCTTAATGCTTTTTTTAAATTCGCCATAAGATTAATTTTTGTCAAAGATATAAAAATATTTTAAACTAATTTATCTACCAAACGTGAAGAAGTTTACAGCTACGTCATACGCCTGATGCAGCAGCTGTATATAATGTTCTTCCTTATCCTTGTCGTCAAAAACAATCCTAACAGATGCTTGTTTCTTCACCATTAGGAACATCTCAACGACATTACACATTTCTTCTATTTGAGCATTTATCCTCATAGTGGAAACTTAATACTATCTATTTGTTTTAACAATATATCAGAATCATCTACACGTATTCTCTTATGGCTTATAGTAAGTATTCTTCCTCCTACAGGTTTAGGTGGCGCACCTCTTTCAACGTGCCATCCTTTTGACCCATCCTCATACTCCTCTTTATACGTTCCAGTAATCATAAGATGTATATCCTTCAATACATTTTTGAATCCTAACTTAGGTGAGCTAACTACAGTATCTCTAACATCATTACGACAACTGTTCTCGTGTATATGACCCATAGAGAATACATCAAATCCTTCATACATTTCTAATGCTCTAGTAAGGTTTAATGCGCCCTTGGTAACTACCCCTCCGCCCCCTGATCCATGAAAATATTTTAATTTTGTAGAAGAGTAAGTTCCACCACGAGCAAGTACATTAAAGTTAATCCATCCACCATAGCCTCCTGTATGTACATTGGACTTACATTTATGATTAAGTAGGTCTACAAATCTCTGTAGTATATCAGTCTCCTGCCACTTAATAATTGCTGTCTCGTGATTACCATATCCTATAACAGTCATAAGGTGTGCGTATGGAGCAAACCATTCCACAGCTGTCTCTACTATGCTATCTAAATACTTAGCATTGTTATGTTCAGGGCGGATGTCAGACTTGTTTCCTCTTCGATCCCCCTTACCCTGCATTAAACAAAAAAAGTCCCCATTGAAAACAATAGGGATATTCTCTGATACGCAATAATCTAAATCTCTTTTTAATAGCTCCCAGTCACACTTGGGATTGTCCCAATGTAAATCTGACATCATAGCTACCCTCACTTCCATACCCTCTAACTTTATCTCGTGGATATTCTTAGTGTGTTTAATTACGTTCATATAATTTCTTTTAAGTCGCTCCCTCTTCTAGGGAACTCTGATTCGTACTTCCTTACTGCGAGGAATAAACTCTTGATTGACCCTCTATAGAAATAAACTGGATTAACCATATATGTTCTTTTGTTTCTCTTTATGGTAAATCGAATAACATCCTTCTCGCATAAAACCTTTAATGATTTAATAATGAATTTCATGTTAGTGCCTAATGAGCCATGGAGATCTCTTATTGTCCAGTCCTTTATTTTATTATCGTAACCCATGTTCTTCGCAAAGAGCAATATGAGTTTATTTGTGGATCTGCTTAGAGTCTCCATGACATCAAGTCCTTCGGCAAAAGTAATGAAATATCTCATACGCTTCCTTTTGAGAAGTTGTTTAAGGACTTCCTGTACTTCAGGTGAATATGCTTCTGCCAATGGAACTATCTCTCCAGTATTATCCTTGTAGTATAGCTCCAGGTCTTTTTGTTTAAGAAAGCTAATCTTATCAGCCTCCATTAGTATCATGTCGTAAAGTAAACTACTCATCTTCTGAGTTACTAAGTGTTACAAAATCAAATCTATTATCATCCATGTTAAACACTATGGCAGGATGTCCGCCCTTAGAGTGATGTCTTCTTAGGTAAAGCTCTATAGAATCAACTATCTTACCAGCTAATTCATTGTCTCCTAAGTTTAAATAAATCAATCCTTTTAATGTTAACTCATATACTTCTTCTTCTTCTTTCTTACTCATTTCTTTCTACTATTAATTATTGATTCTACATTTAGTTTAACCTTCTTCAGGTGTGATAGGCTTTCTTTATGTTTAGTATGCTCGTAGTATATCAAACCATTTAAAGCCCTGTGGAACTCTTCTATGTCCATGCTACCTTTTAACTTATTACAGTCTCCACATGCAGGTACTTTATTCTTCTTACTTAATATCCCTCCCCTGCTCTTAGGGTAAAGGTGATCTACTGTGGAACTGTATTCATCTATTGGACATTTACAGTAAGCACATACATCTAGGTTAACTCCGTCTTTACTGAACCCCCTCATACTTCCTTATTTCTTTTTTTACACTAACCCAGTAATCATAGCCAGCCTGTAAGTCTATCTCTCTATGATCCCAGCACTCTTTCATTAATTCATTAACCGTTACTAAAGCACAATTGGAAGCCTCATACATACTAATAGTATTCTCTAAGTCATTAGTAAATAAATTATAATACTTATCTATTAATCTCTTTGCTTCTTCTTCTGCCGCACTCATAACTTAAAATCTATCTCCTTAGTTAATTCTGATATGAAGGCGCTACTGCTATCCTCCTCTAGCCCTGCCTCTATATTCACCCCATCACTTAATCCATCAATGTATGCCTCTAAAGCTACATCAACTAATATCTTCTTCATCTCATCACTGAGAGAAGCTAGCATCTTGTAATCTATTATTCTATCCATAATTTATTTATTAAAGGTTTCTTTGTAGTAATCTTCAGCATCTACGTGAATGTTATCAGAGTCTGCATCACCTTGATAGTAAGCATCTTTAATCTGTTGCTTCTCCATTTCTCTAGCAGGATAAAAAAGATTATGTTTTAATTTTATAAAACTACTTTTTGAAATTTCTTTTGATTCATACATTTCAAATAAAGAATTAATTTCTTTTTCAATCCATTCTACTGTTGTATCTTTACTCATGCTATTTTATTTAAACCAAAGCTAAAGACAATAAATTAAATAAACAAATTATTTAAGTATTATTAACTATGGCACAGTAGTTGCTAACCGCCCTCTCCCTTTTTACCTAAAATAAGCATACTTTGTTATCCTAAATAGCCAACAGTTTGTTGGCCAAAAGGACACCACTTAAAACACTGACACTTAACAACTTAGTACTTTCTTCCTTTTATAGTTTATTACCTATATTATTATTCTAATGATGTGATGCTAATCGGCAACCTAAAGATACCCCTGCATATTATATTATTCTTAATAGAGTAAAGTGCGTTATAATGCACAATATACTATACTTATGTTCGTGATAACGGACATTAGCATTTTATTTCTGGTTGTTTAGGGTACTATCCTAGTACTACTATCCCTCCCCCTTTTATATACGTGCGATCCAGCAAAGCTAGTAGTCATCTACTGCGGCCAGGTTTATTTGTCAAGTTTATTGCGCTAAAAACTGGACATTTCATATCAAGATAAGTCCCAATTATTGCCACATATCCCTAATCAAGATGTAAGTGTATTATATCCTATTACGTATAATTAGCCAATCTAAGAGACTTTTATATGCTAAGTGATATAATCTATCATCTTGTACTTTTAGATAGCTTTAGAAACGATTAAAAAAGATACGTGTCCATATATGTTTTGTATCACTACAGTCAGGTTTATCCTTATGCTGATACTACGAAAAAAGATACGTGTCTACAGGAAAAAAGAATACGTGTCCACAGAGGTCTTATACGCGCATACATATCCCCTACCTCTTTCAAAAGGAAAAGTGCAAATTGAAACAGTCAATCCCTCATGGCTTAACTATCTTTATCCATTCCGTTCGTTCGTTCCTTTGTGTCCGTTCGTCCTCGTTCCTATTACATTTGTGTACTGTAATTCATTGATCATTTTTTAATCAATTATTCTGATTAGATTTTAATTCTGGGATGAACGTAAAACAGTTACGATGTTGTTGTTTGTCCATACGAAAAAATACAATACAAACCAAATAAAAAAGTAATTTATATTCATTCCAAATAAGCCAACAAAGAAATAAGCATCCAATAAAACCTACTGAACTAAACCGATATGTTAAAATTTGTTAAAAAAACAAATATAATTAATTAAACATGTTTATATATCAATTAAAGATGCGTATATTTGTATGTGTCCAAAGGGAAACAAAAACAAAAAACGATGCGAATCGTACCAGGTAAATTATGTTTAAAAATTAATGTTTAAAATTTAAGTTATGGAATCAGTTATCAAAACAAAAACAGTTGTAAACAAGGTAGTTAACAATAAAGCAACTAACAAAGCTAACAACAAAGCAAAGTTAGAAAGTAAGTCAATCAATTTATTGAATGTAGTAGTAAAGGAAGCAAAGAAACAAAACAAGTTAGAAACGGTTAAAAATAAAACTAAAAATAAGGCGAGTTTCTCAAATTGTGTGATTGAAACAAATCGTTTAATGAATATGGAATGTGATACGCTAGGCTTCGCAATGAAAAAATTTATCGAATGTAAAAATATTACATTAATAAACCGTCCCTTATCTGATAAGTTTACAATTTACGATAAAATCAAAATGACGGCAGTTTACGAAATTATAGAACTAGCGAAAAAAGATAGTAAACTATATAAATTCATAGAAACGATTGAGGGGATTAAAACAAAGAAAGGTCGATTTGTTGCGTATTTTTTAGGAACAAAATTGTTTAAGGAACAAAGAGAAATAATGTTAACAAAGTATGTAAATTCAAATATGCACGAAAGAGAAATTTTCACTTTCGAATAATCAAAAAAGTTTCATAACCTACGTATTTATTGACTTAATTACGTAGGGCTAAAAAAAGTAAATTAACGAATTTACTAGTATTAAAAATGTATTAAAAAAACTTTTGCCTAGTCCCTACCCTGTCATACTAGGCAAATTTTAGAACCTTTATAAGTTAATTTTTTATTAGTTCCTAACTAGAAATTTTAACAAGTAAAGGAGGGCGAAAATAAGTCCCTTATAAAATCTATTCTTTGAAATGTTGGAAATTAATTTAATAAACGTTATGACGTTAACGATTAATTATTCATGTGATAAACAAGTATAAAAATAATACGGGCGGAACTTGTGCCTAGTCTTATCAGGTTTATGATTTTAGTTAATTATAATTTAGGCTTTTTAAATTGTTACGTTGGGATAACGTGGTACAATTGATCCAGTCACTTTAAACGATGCATGCACAAACTAGTATGTAAGATAAGGAGCGAAACAAACTAAACGCTCAAACTTCCAACGTAGTTAATTAGCAGTTAACGAGGTTAGGTAAAGTAATAATAAGTTTAAATAGTGTGGTCCTTGTTATGTAGGGGTTAGAAAGCATGTAAACAGAACATAACGTATAAGACTGTAGGGTATTGAGTTATCCTACAGCCTCAATTAGAACTTTGGAAACATTGTTCAATATCAGACCTATTGTAGGTACGCAAATTTCAAATCTTAAAAATAAATAAACATGGAAAATTTAAGGCAACAAATCGAACAGGCTCAAACCGTTGAACAGTTGGAAAGTATTATTAATTCAATACCTAGACAAGAAAACGGACACAAACAACAGATAGCAAGAATGCTAGATGATGCATTTTGGTACATTGACATTGTTACAATAGAGGAACACAAAGAATTTATGTTAAAAAGAGTAAAATGAATAAACAACAACTGTTTTCGCTAGGTGTAGTAGGTTTACTATGCTTAGTTATTGTCCTGACTTACAATAGTTGGGAGTATTTTATAGGCAACCTAGTAATATGGTCCGCCTTGTTAACGTTTGAAATATTAATACTAGTGATCTATACTGTTGACTGGTTAATCAGGGAAGTAGATGGAAAGTAAACAGACATACCAAGTAAAGGTAAGCGAAAGAGTATTCAAGGTAGATGCTCATAGTAAGTACCACGCAATAGATAAGGTTTATACCGCTTATTGTGTGTTCGAGAGAGATAGAAGTAAATATAAAGTAATAAATAAATAGTCATGGAAAAAGAACTAATGGAAAAACTAGTAGAGCTTATCAATAAAGACATTGAGGGAGCTAAACAAAGATTAAGTATGTGTAATGAAGGCACACGAGAAGAAGGCTTCTGTAAAGGTACATTGAATGCCTTATCGGTAGTATTATTTGACATTAAAATGATGGAGCATAATTTATATAAAACAAAGTAAGATGATAACAAAAGACAATTTCAGTAGCGTATTTGATGCGCTAACAGAAGAAGAGATTAATGAAACAATGTATGCAAGTACAGACATGGTATTATTAACTGTAAGCGGTTACGGTTACGTATCGTTAACGCCATCATTCGACTATGAAGCAGACCAAGAAGAAGCAGAGTCAACAGGTGGTATATGGTGCGACAAGGACGACTTTCTTAGACTATTCAGTGAATCAGAATCAGTCAATCCATTTTTAATAGAATTAATATAAACAAATAAAATAAAGTAAGATGAAAAAGAATTTAAGATTAGGTATGAGTATCGTAGCAGCATCGTATGTTGCAGTAGTAGTGTATTGTATCACTATGTTATGTAAATTTTAATAATAATAAATAAAACAAATAACCATGAAAACAGTATTCAGTAACACGCAAGATTGCGTACACGCATTCGCACAGAGACAAACGCCTCAAGGTAGGGCAAGTAGTGTATTCTTCTACGGAGATAAGATCTATTCATTCGGCTATCATTATTTGTTAGCGGAGTTTATAGACGACAAGACTATACTAATCAATGATTCAGGCTATTCAAGTACGACTAGTAAACATATTAGTTATGTTACATCAGGTACACGACAGTACAAGCAATTCTTTACTACTAGATGCGAGATAGGTCTAGTATATAGTCAAGTCTTATCATTACAAGATAAGTTAGCCAATGCAAGGAAGCCAGAGAACTATATCAATGGTATTCTATCTCTATGGGATTCGCTTAATGAGTATGTTAAACATATCAAGTCTAAGAATATACCTAAAGATACACGCTACAAAGCAATCAAGGCTATTGTTAAACACTTAAATGTTGATTCGGTTCAATATCAGCAGAAATTAGCAGACGCAAAGAAGAAAGATGAACTTGCAAAGAAACGCAAGGAAGCTAAACAAATCAAGGAATCATTAACTAAGTTCTATAACTACGAAGTTAATTCATTCAGGATAGGCGATACAGACTATCTAAGACTAAGTCAAGACGGCTCTACTGTAGAGACATCACAACATGTAAAAGTATCAACAGACGAGGCTAGAACACTATACAAAGCGATCTGTAATGGTGTAGATATTAAAGGTCATAGGATTAGTAACTACATTGTTAATTCAATTAACGGTAGATTAAAAATCGGCTGTCACAATATTGATATGGACTCCGTTCATAAAGTAGGTAAACAATTAATTTAATAGATATGAAGAAGTTAGTAGTAGTCATGGTGTCAATCATAGTATTGGCATCATGCAAATCAAGTAAAACATCATGCGAAGCGTATGGTAGTAAATTAAAGATAACATCAACCACTAAACACATAACAAGAAGATGAAAACAATAGAATTAAAGCTATACAAGTTCGATGAACTAAGCGAAGAAGTACAAGCAAAAGTAATAGAGAAAAATAGAGATATAAATGTGCATGATGATTGGCACGAGTTTACAACAGAGGAATGGATTACTGAAGAGATACCTAGTCGAGGATTCGAGGCAACAAAGATATACTATTCAGGCTTTTGGAGTCAAGGAGACGGAGCAATGTTTGAGTACGATGGTATTAACAACGACCTATTAAAAGAATTTGTAGACAACATATTAATAGGTACAGAACCTTTGTCTGCTATGCGTAAACAATGGATATTAAATAACGTATCAGTTAGTGCCTGGGGCAAACATAGAGGACATTATCACCATGAGAAATGTTGTAGTCATTCAATTACTTGGGAGGCAGATAACGGATGCTTACATTGGTCCACTAACTTCTATCAATGGTTAGAATCATTTGCAGATGACTTTGAAGTATTCATCATAGATAAGTACGAAGATATATGTAGAGACTTATACAAGTCATTAGAAGAAGACTATGATTATTTTACATCAGATGAGCAGATAATAGAATCATTGAGAGAAAATAACTACGACTTTACAGAGGACGGAGATAATTATTAATTAAATAAAACAAATAAACATGAAACGATCAGAAAAAATTGAGAAATTCTTTAGAGAAGAAGTTGCTATGAACGACATTGATGTAATGTATTTTATTAATACAGATGAAGTCAAGTCATTCGATGAAGTATATGAGGCAATAGATAATGACGGTGGATTCAATGTAGAGATAATCTACTACACCGCTGCAATGGAGTATCTAATGGAACGTGACCCATCACTACGAGAATCATTAGAGATAGCACATGAGTATGGGTATACGGCAGATAATATCAACAGTGAGTTGTTAGCAACTTTACTAGCATCGAAAGAATGTAGAGAAGAGTTCATGTCCTATGAGGACGAGATAACAGAGTTCTTCGAGATGATTAATAATCAAGAAGATGAAGAATTAGTTTAGGTAATCAATTTTAAAATGTTCAATATCAACAATATAAAATTATGGAAAAGTTTGCAAGACGATGTGATGTCACAGGGCGTGGCATGAATGAAGGCTATGTCTTTGGGGATGGCGAGATGTACGCATCAGATAAAGAATCAGCGATTAAGTTAGCTGATAAATATGGTTACGATAGTCTAGGTGATGCTTATGATGATGATGTATGTTATTACACCGAATGGGAGGAGATAGACGATAACGAAGAGTATTATGATGAAGATGGTAACGAATATAATAATTAAAATAAATATCATGATAAGATTAAGGATTGGATTAAGTATTAACAGATGGTTTGACAATCAAAAACAATTAGCAGAATTTCTATGTATAAAGAACACTAGCAAGAAAGCTATTGACAGTAGATGTAGGAAATTAAATTATGAAGTAGAATATTAAATTAAAAGTTATGAATAAAATAGAAGAAGCTACGCAAAATGCGTTACGCACATTGAGTGATGCAGGTTATTATGTCACATTCCTTTGGCATATTGATGATGTAAATAATGACGACTTAACCGATGGAGAAAAGTTAGAGGTATTGCATAATGCTATTCATAAAGATTATATATACTGTACTATAAACGAATCTATTGATGATGAATTATTAATGTACATAGAAAGTAAAAACCTATAACTATGACAGAAAAAGAAAAAGCAAAACAACTGTATGATCATGCCGTATATGTGCATGGTGTAGATAGGGCTAAAGAAGAAGCATTAAAGTCTGCTACGGCAGTCCTTGCTCTAGCACCTTATAATGACGGTAAGATGAAGAATAGAACCTATTGGGAAAGAGTAATTGAATTTTTAAAAAAGTAATATGAAAGATTTATTTGAGACACCAGAATTAATACCATCAGATGTTCAGGCTATACTTGAATCATTCGATGAAGATGCACCTAACACATACCTAGAGTTGGATAGGATGATTAATGAATTAGAATCGATAGGATATACATTCGATTACTACCTAGATGCTGAGCCTTATGGGCTACGACCTAGTAACGTAGAGATGGAGTACTTAGAAGGATGGGAAAATGCAAATATTTAAAATTAAATAAAATGAGAGAAAAACTAATCAACTTAATCATGTCCTATGCAGGAGATGAATTAATAATGGCTGATGTAATAGACATAGCTAAAGAATCAGAAGAAGAACTATTAGATAGAGTAGCTAACATACTAGACTACTACGTTCACGAATATAATAATTAAACTATGGAAATAGATTGGACCACGCATAAGCTATATGTTTACACAGATAGAACAGGTATCATTGAAACAAGCAAGGATCATTTAGATTGTTCAATATCATTTGAATGGTTCATTGATTCATGTGTTGATGATCACTTTATAATAAGCGCAGACTTCGAGCCAATAAGTATATACGATACCAATACTGGTGATAACATTGACACACCATCAGATTCTTATCAA